GACGCCGAAGAACAACATCACCCGAAGCGCTGCCCGAAGCGGCATCCACGCCCTCGGCGCGAACTTCTGGCAGATGGATTTCGCCATGCGGTTCACCATCTGGCTGCTCTACATCGTGGAGTTTGCCGACTGGAACTCTCAGGCAAAAATCGGCTACGGCTGCGGCAACAGCAGCGGTGTGCAGAATATGGGCGCATCTGACAGTATGCCTTACCACACCGGCACGATGCAGACCTCCCGCACGACCTACGGCGTAGGTGTGCAGTACCGCAACATCGAGGGCCTGTGGGATAACGTCTACGATTGGATGGATGGCTGCTACTATAACGGCAACGGGCTGAACCTCATCCTGAACCCCAACAATTTCAGCGACAGCAGCGGCGGCACGAGCGTCGGTACGCCGTCGAACGGTTGGCCGTCCGCATTCAATGTCGCTACGGCTGGCGGGTTCCCGATGTTCTACCCGACTGCTGCAAGCGGCAGCGATTCCACGTACTCGTGCGATTACTGGTACTTCAGCTCGTCGAACCCGTGCCTCTGGGTTGGTGGCAACTACAACCAGAGCACCAACCGCGGCTTGATCTGCGTCGACTAC